ATTGCGTTAGATAAAGCAGATATAGTCATACCGCCTTCAAACACAATTCCATCCTCTGCTAAGTTGTATGAAAAAACATCTCCGTTTGGAACATCAGCCTGAAACTGAGTTACTGAATTACCATCTTGTAAAGTCACTGCTCCTGCACCTCCACTAGAAGATAAAATAATTCCTCTAAGTCTTGTTCTTCCTCCAAACACAGCACCTGTAGATGTTTTTCTTACTGCTTTTACATCACTTTTCATTATCCTGTGTATCCTATTGTTAATGATCCTGTTCCAGTTACATCTGCATAAATTGTTGTTTGAAATCTTATACCACTACCTGGTACAAAAACATCTAAACCTTCGCTTCCAAATGTTGAATCAAATTCTAATTTAGTTGCATCTACACCTGTTGCATCATAAAGTTTTACGTTTGTAAAACCTGTTGCTAATATGTATGTAACTCTGCATGGGCCAATGTTTACTGAACCACCTGATTTAGTTTTTAAAACACCATCAGCTGTTGTCGTTGTAAATTTTTGATCACTTGCAAATGAACCTCCGCCAGCCATAATTTTCTCCTTGAATTATGTGGGGCCACAGCCCCACAATAAATTAATTATGAACTTGCTATGTTTCCACCTGTGTCAACTCTTTTCCAGTTTGTTCCATCTGAAAAAGCATAAATAGCAGCACCTGCTGCTCCATTGTCAACATAGATTAAAACGCCTTCATTTTCAGCTGCATCAAGAGTATTAGTTCCATCTGTAACTGTTGAAGTGCTTGCAAATGAATAAGTGTTTTTTCCACCTTGTTGCGTATCACCTGCATTCTTGTTTGGGCCACCAATGAATCCATTAAGTGATGTCACTGGGCCTTTAAATGTAGTATTTGCCATTTTATTTTACTCCTAGTAATTAACGAACATAGTCTCTAGGTCGTCTATCATACTAGTCTATGTTCTGATTAGTTGTATGATAAGTTAAATATATATAAATTTTTTGAAAAGCGCAAGGAATCCTTGGGAATAAAATCGAGTTTTTAAAATTAAGTCCTATATTGCTGCTAATTCGTTTTCTGCAGCCTTAATTTTTCTTATAACGTTTTGAATCTCTCTATCAATTTTGACCATATTCAAAGTATATTTATTTTCTTTGTTATGCTCTTCGTCCCATGTCTGATTCAGAGATTTCTTCTTCTCGTAAAGATTGTTTATCTTTGTTTGAAGTTCCGCCATCTTCTATCTCCTCGTATGTTACACGCAATGATTTATTATCATAAAATGTGTTATACTCCATTTTTATATCATTTTTTCTGATTTTGTCAACTATAGCATTTTCTATACTAATTGCGGAATCTCTGCAAAATACGTTAAATTGCATGAAATAGCCATAGGCAAATATTTTGACGTGAAACTTTTTTTCCATAATTTAGAGACAAAAAAAGGGGGCTCGAAAGCCCCCTTTTGTTTAGTTCGGTTAATTATTACGCACCTGGTGATCCAAAGATACCTCTAGGGTCTGAGAATCCAAAAGAATATCTCTCTCTAGCTTTGTATCTAACATTACCAGTGTCGAAATCACCTTCCATAGCAGTTTTGATTGGTGCTCTGACAAACATTTTCATACCATTTGGTACATCTGTTTTGATAAAGAACGCATCTGGGTCAGTTAAAAAGTTATTAACTACGTATCCTTGTGGAATCATTCCCATAGATACTGTTGCGTTGATATCATTGTCAGCAGTTCCAGTTCTGTTTGCAGACTTCATAAGTCTTTCAGCAGTAAACTGAAGTTCACTAGGAATGATCATTTTCACTCCTCTAGCTGCTATTTTAAGACCTCTTTCGTCTGTCATTTGAGCAATGTCAATAATTGCTTGCTCTAATGATGTTTCGTTAAGGTCTGCTGAAGTTTGCAACTCATTTGAAAATGAACCTGCAACAGTTGGGTGATCAGTAGCGCATAACTCCTTACCATCTCCACCTGCATTTGCAGCATTAAATGCGTTGTTCAACACAGCGGCAGCTTTTACCTGCTTAGTGTTTGCCATAGATCTTGCTAAAGCCTTTGTATATCTAGACGCAAGTCTGTCATACAAGTTATCCTCAATCGCTTCTTCAGTGATTGCGAATCCAAGTGCTATGGTTTCGTGATTATAACGAGAAGTGAAAGTCTCTTGAGCATCATCGAATGATACACCTTGACCTTCTGCTTTGACTTGCGCGTTTGCAAATCCAGAAAGCATTACTTCTTCTTCGAATGCTCTGTCTGAATTTTCAACATCATAAATCTCTGCATGTTGGTTCTCGTATCTTTTGTATTCCAGGCCGAATAAAGCATTTAAACCTGGCTCTAGTTCTTTAACTAGCTGTGATCGTGATATAGCCATAATTTATTCTCCTTATATACCTGTTGCCAAAGATCCAACTAGATACTGATGTAAGTTAACTTTTACGATAACTGAACAATTTGCAGCTGTTTGATCTTCGTTTTCTGGATCTTCAGCTATTCTAACTACTCTCAATTGTTTAGCAGTTGTTGCTGCTGTTGAGATTCCTAGTTGAACAGATGATAATCCTGTTGATGTACTACCTGCAGCGGCTGTTGTTGCATAAGTTTGTCCAATTTTGGATTGTCTTAAAGCAACCGTACCACCTAACGTAGCGTCCGTTGCAATGATGTATTCTTGAAAAGGGTCATCATTGACGAATGCTGTCACGTCTTCACTATTCGCAGGTGTTGTTCCTGTTGGAAAAAAGTTACTAAAAGTTGGTTTTTTAGATGTTGCATCTGTGTATGTTACACCGTTCAACACACCAACCATAGCAGTTCCAGCAGCAGCGGTAGTTATATAACCACCAGTTGAAGCATGGATGTTTACTTTTACAGGTTCACCTTGAAATATATTAGCACCATGACCAGCATCTATTTGGTATTTAGACTGACCTTGAATAGCAGGTGTGTTACCTACTCTCATTGCCGCCTTTAAACCAAACCCTTGACTGTTTGCGTTTGCCATTTTGTTTTCCTATATTTGTTTCGTTGGTTTAGAAATTGTTAAAAGAACTATTTCTTTGTACCACCGAAGGTTACACGTGTTTGCCTATCTTGATTAATAGGCATACTTGGGTGCTGTTCCTTCAAAAGATCGTTGTTTACTGCTTCGTCTTTTTCGCGAGCCATACGTGCATAATACTCATCACGCTGTTTTGCAATCTCTTCTGGTATCCTTGCCAGCACAAGGCCTCCGCTTCCGATCATACCTGCGTATTTTCCTTCAGTATGGCTGTTATAATGTTGTCCTGGATAAGCATCTGCTCTAACCAGTGACCAACCAGCCCTTAACTTGTTAGTTATATTATTAGAGTTGTCTTGGCCTCTTATTTCAGTTGCCAACCATCTCTGTCTATAACCGTCTGGCGCAGGTGGTGCTTCCAGAGCGTTGGGTGGAGTCCAAACTTTTGGTTTTTCTTCCGCTTGCCTACTTTGGCTTGCGCGAGAGGTTTTTATATCCTTATCTGTCATATGCTTCTGCCCTCCTTCGCGTATTTTTCTCTTGCATAATCTTCTAGTGACACACCAATTCTTCTAGCAATTGCTACCTCTGTGGGTGTGAGTGACACAGTTTTGTTGCGTCCTGTTGCAGCTGGACGTTTAGCTGAAGCTACAGTTTGAGCAGGTTTTGCTTTTTCTGTAGTTGAATCATCGACTTTATCAAATTTAGATGGAAATTCAAGTCTTAATCTGCGATCTAATTCATTAAAATAGTCATCGCTTGAACCTTCATATCCTTCACTCATAAGATCATCGTGAATATCATAAGCCGTTGCTGTCATACCTTTTACCTTACCAAACCAAGACTTATTGTTATCTATCCACTCTTGAGTTTTCTCATCAATAGGTGGTCTTTGTTGTGGTACAGGTTGTTCTTCTGACTTTTGAACGTCTGATTCTTTTTTAGCTTGTGATGCTTTTAAATCAGCTAGTCTAGCTTCTTCATATCCTAATCTAGATATTTCTTTTTGTGCCTCTATTTCAGATTTGATATCATTATCTTCTCTAGCTTTAGCTAATTTAGCTGTTGCAGCTTGTACACCAGCTTTGATTCTAGTTTCAACTTCAGAGACATAGTTAGTATCTAATTTTTCAAGTCTACCTTTTAACTTATCTCTTTCTGCCATGATTATTTTTGTATACTCAGAAACCTCATCTCGTTGTCTTTCGGCTTCTCTTCTCTTGGCAACTTCTTTATTGATTCTTCGTTTTACGTTAAAACCATATTTTTTTATTTCTTCTTCAGAAAATCTTTTATCTTTTTGTTCTTTAGTTTCACGTTTATCTTCTTGAACTGGAACATCAGATTGCTGATTAGATTCCGAAGATGTGTCATCGGTGCTACCACCGTCTTCAAGTTTTGTCTCACGTTCATTTTCATGTGACTTATCCTCCGCTGGTATTTTATCTTCTTGTTTGTCAACTATAGATTCTTCGATAGGTAATTCTACCTCTGCACCTGGGCCAGAAGTATCTATGTCAACTGTTTTTTCTTCGTCTGCCATTACTCCTCCTTAAATATAATGCAATACAGATTCTGGGTCAGAAATAGTTCCTAACACTTCATCATCATTTAGTAGTCTAACTTCACCACCTTCAATAGGTAATCTAGAGCCTGCATATCTAGCAAAGATAACCCAATCACCTTCTTTGCACCATTGTCCTGTTGGAAATTTATCAGAATCATTGTAACATAGTGGCCCCATTTTAATTACATAACCGCAATTAGTTGCAGTTCTTAATTTTTCTAAGGACTCTTGTGCAATGATAATACCACCTTTTGTTTTTTCTTTTGGTGTAAAAGGTAATACTAATATTCTCCAACCAGATGGTTGAGGTAATTTTGATACTAAATCTTGTATATTATCAGGGGATAAAGGTTCTTTTTCCTCTGGCTTATTTTCTTTTTCTTTGTTGTATTTTTCTTGTAAAGCGTTCCTATGTTTTGGAACTTCCTTTTCCGAGTTCGATAATGTTGTCATCTTCTATTTTTTGCTCCTTTGGGTTTAGCAGGTTAGAGATTTCCTGTAATACTATTTGGTAGGCATGTGCCTGTCCTAACATATACTTATATTTTTCCATGTTGTCAACACCACCCGCCACCATTGAATCAGCAATGTTAGTATGATTTGTTTTTATAAATTTTTGTATTTTAGGTATTAATTCTATATCATTCATGCTTTCCTACTCCTTCTAATAGACTCTTTGCCTCTTTTAAAAATTGCAGCGACTTGTGATTTACCCATAACTTTGGCACGCTGTTCTCCAACAGTTAAGATTTGTATTTTCCTTGCAAACGGTTTAGATATTTTCTTAACCTTTGCAACAGTTTTACGAGCATCAGTAGGAGTCGCAAACTTAATTCTAACAGTATCTTTAGGATTCTCATCTGTATAGAGTCTCCTACCAGAGCCTTTAGGCTTTTTTCCCGTTCCCTTTTTTGGATCTGCCATGTAATACTCCTTTTAATGTTTTGGCTTGTGCAGCATGTGTTTTAGAGGCTTTTTGTAAACCTTTCATCACTTTTTTTATTTTTGCCTTTGCTTTTTTCATATTTTAAACTCCTGTAATATTTTTATTTTTTCTTCAGCTTGTGCAATCTTATCAACTAATTTATCTATTTCATCTAAATGTTGAGGATGTTCTCCAATTCCAACAGGTTTTTCTAAATAAATTTTTATTGTAGCTTCCGCAGATGATATATCTGCGTTGTATCTATCTTCTAATGCTTGTAAAATAACTGATCTAATATCCACTTAACATTTCCATCTTCTACGAGCCTGTCTTAGTCTTGAGTTAGGATCTCTCGCAGCTTTTGGAAATTTTTTCATTTGGCCTGCGCTTCGCGCACAAAAAGACTTACGTCTTTTGGCAGCTTTAGATCCTGGTTTGACTTTACCAGTCACCGCTGTTTTTAGTTTAGAGCCAGGATTTAATCTTCTATAGGCTTTGACCCCAGCTTGTGTCATGCCTGCGCCCGATTTTGTCGAACGAA